AGAAGAAATACAACCATAACAAATACAAATCCTGTTGTTCCCAATGCTACAGAAAATGCTTCCATTTCTACTGCAAGTAATCTAGCACTTTCTCAATTCAGAAATACAATTAAGTATTATTATATCACACAAACTGGTACAGATACTAATTTTGATATTGATGCTCAAACTTGGAACTCAAACTTGAACAAGAATATCAGAAAGTGGATGTATATTCAGGGAACTATTGGTTCAAGCAGCACTGGAAGTTCTGCTGCCGATTTCAATTCTACAGCATATAATTTAACGATTGATGTTTCTGGAAACATTTATGGTGCAGGAGGTGCTGGCGGAACCTCTGCAACAATTAGTGGTGGTAGTGGTGGAAATGCTCTTTCAATTACAAATAGTTCTGGTTCAAATCTTGTAGTTAATGTCCAATCAACTGGAAAGATTTATGGTGGTGGCGGAGGAGGAGAAAAAGGTAAGACAGGTGCAAATGGATCGAATGGAACTTGCGTTATAACCCAGACCTTTGGAAGCGGTTGTCAACAAAATTCCAATTCATGCCCAGGTGGTTGGAATCAAATTGCTTCATGGAATAATTGTTGTCAGTGGAGACGAGGTTGTGCAGCCAACAACTGGTATAAAACATGCCAACGTACATATTCAGTTAGCGGTGGCATCGGTGGCGTTGGTGGGGATGGTGGACCTGGTAGAGGGTATAATAATCTATCAGGTTCTTTATCAGGTGCAACAGGTTCTGCAGGAACTGCTGGTGGTACTTGTACTTCGGGAGGATCATATGGAACTGCACCGGGAAATGGTCAGACTGGTGAAACTGGTGGATCGGGTGGAGATTGGGCAGCATCAGGTGGAAATACTACCAATACTGGAAATGGTGGTTCTTCAGGAAGAGCAATTACTGGATCAAATTACAGTGTAACAGGAACAATCAACTCAGCGACAGTTAAAGGTCTTTATAACCCATAATAAATAATTTTAACTGAAAAAATATCAAAATGTCTGATGAAAAAAATTATCCCTCTTTAGTTCAACAAGGAAAAAATTTAGCTGAGTTTTCTTTTGAACTTATTAAGAATGCACTAGCAACTGGAGCACTTCATGTTTCTGATGAAGTGAAGAATCAGAGATTAGAAATTTGCAGAAAGTGTGAGAAATACGATTCAGAACAAGTTAGATGCATTGAATGTGGTTGTTTTTTGGAGTATAAGGCTCAATTCTCATTAGATTCTTGCCCTCTAGAAAAATGGGGAGAATCTAATAAAGATTGGATGGACGAAAAGTTTGATACTTTAATTGAGAATATGAAAAACAATGAATCTTGAGCAATCTGATGAATTTATTGCTCCTATTACACCTTTGTTTATTATACCATACCTTAAATTAGAGGTTAGTAATTGGAAAGATAAAAAGAAAAAGTTACTAGAACTGATGGATAATTGTGATCTGGGTACAGATCCACTTATGCTGACTTCTTTTTTTGGTGAAGAGTCCACAAATCAAAATGATTCAATACAATCCATATTTGAAGAAGAATTGAACAATATGAAAAAATCTTTTGGTTTTAGTGATTGTTCAATAAAACATTCTTGGTTTCAAGAACAAATAAAAAATATGTTTCATCCCATTCATGAGCATTGTGGGAGTAATGTAATGATGAGTTCTGTTTGTTATATTGAATATGATCCTTCTATACATACTGCGACTGAGTTTATATCCCCATTTATGGATTCTTTAAGTTATTCTCATATGTATTTTACACCAGAAGTGACTGAAGGAACCATAATATTTTTTCCAGCGAATGTTTTACACCAAACACTACCAAGCAATTCGGATAAACCTAGAAAAATTGTTTCTTTTAATTTAGAGGTAAAATGAGCATTATTTTTTCCGAAAACAAATATCCTATTGCTAGGAATATTTCTTGGGATGATGTTATTGAAAAAATCTCAAAAGAATGCTCAGATATGGTAATAATATCTAATGGACAACCAAAATCTGATGAGAATGCTACGGAATTATCTTGCTTTACTACACCATCGCCACCTACTTTCTTTTTAATGAATGACTACTATCCTGGAACTATAGGAGAAACATTTGAAACTGTAAATAAGGATTGTGGTGTTGAAGTGATGCACACCTATATTTCTTTTGGAAAAAATAGTATGACTTTTGGAAATCATAGTGATGACTTAGATGTCTTATTAGTTCAAGCAATAGGAAGTACCTCATATATTTGTGAGGAAACTACATATACTTTAAATCCAGGTGATAGTTTACTCATACCTAAAGGATTTTATCATAATCCAGTAGTTTCTGGTCCTAGAGTAACTCTAAGTTTTTCCTGGGAATAAGAGCAAATAAATATTTTTTAGTTGATACTTTTTAAAAATGTTGAATAATCTTATCATTGATAATTTCTTTGAAGATCCAGATGAAATTAGAAAAATAGCTCTTTCTAGAAATTATAGATACGGTAATGATAATCGAGGAAGAACTGGATGGAGAGGAGAGAGAACACTACCAATTCGTAGTTTAAATACTATCTGCCCTTGCTGTAATCAGGAAATAAATTCAGATTTTTATTCGGAACAAAAACTTTTAATCAAGTATTCTAAAAAGATATTTGATGCCTGCAAAAATCATTTTAAATTCAACGAATTTAGTGATGAAGAACTTACAATAACATCCTATTTTCATATTTCTACTGAAGAAACATTAAAATCTCTCCCGTTCTTTTCACAAGATAAATTTCATCAAGACGATTGTCCCATAGCAGGACTGGTATATCTGACTCCAGATGCACCACCAAATGCTGGAACATCTATCTTGTATGCAGAAAAAAATGAATTTGTGAATGTAGAAAACAAATATAACCGTTTAGTTGCATACGAATCACATAGAATTCACGGTCTTTCTGATGCTTTTGGAACAACTAGAGAAACTGGAAGATTAACCTTTACATTTTTTATTCATAGTGCTATGGATCCTCTTTATTATGATTAAAGATTAAGACTTGACATAAGTACCATAATACTGCTAGAGTACCTTTGCTAAGGTTGAACACAAGGGCTCTAGGACACTTTAAGAACCGTCCACTGGGTCGCACCAGGGGCGGTTTTCTGCTATAATAGTCCTATACGCGATGAGACCTGTGATTCAACTCCGACCTCACCAAGAACGCGCTCTGAATGCTCTTGTTAAGTATCAGAAAGGTCAGGTGATTATTCCTACTGGCGGTGGTAAGACCAACATCGCTATCTTTGATGCTCTGCGTGAGTTTCAATCTGATGCTCCTAAGACTATTGTAGTTGTTGCTCCTCGCATTCTGCTTGCTGAGCAACTGTCTTCTGAGTTTCTTGAGTTTATCACGACTGCTGCTGTTCTGCACGTTCACAGTGGTGAGACTCATCACTACAGCACGACCAAACCTTCTGAGATTCACAACTGGTCTCGCCGTGCTTATAAGCATCAACTGATTTTCACTACCTACAACTCCCTGCAGCGTCTTCAGCAGGCAGATATTAAGGTTGATACCATTTACTTTGATGAGGCACACAACAGCGTTCAGCGTCACTTTTTCCCTGCTACGGAGCACTTCGCTTCTGCTGCTGACCGCTGCTATTTCTTCACTGCTACTCCTAAGCATTCTGCTACTATTTCCAAGCCTGGTATGAATGATGGTGCAGTGTATGGTCAGGTGATTTGTAATGTCCCTGCTCCTGAACTTGTAGAGGGTGGTTTTATTGTGCCCCCTAAGGTTGTGGTGCAGCAGTTTGAGATGCTGGGTAAAGGTCAGATTGTTGCTGATGTTGACTGTGAGAATCTGATTCAGACCATCGATGCTCAGGATGTGAGTAAGGTTCTGATTTGCTCTAAGGCAACCAAGCAGATTCAGAGTCTGGTTTCTCAGACTGATTTCTGTAAGCAACTGGAAGACCGTGGCTTCTCTTGGATGTATATTACTTCCAAGACTGGTGCCGTGATTGATGGTCAGAAGGTCAATCGTGAGGTGTTCTTCGACACTCTCTCTGCATGGGGCAAGGATGACGACAAGAAGTTCGTTGTTCTTCACCACAGCATTCTGTCTGAAGGTATCAATGTGTCTGGTCTGGAGGCAGTTCTGTTTATGCGTTCGATGGATTACATTGGTATTTCTCAGACCATCGGGCGGGTCATTCGCCTGCACAAGGACGACGCAGAGGGTCTCCAGAGCGGCAGGATTGCCCCTGGGCGCCTTGTAGACTACACCAAGTCGTTTGGGTTGGTCTGCATCCCTGTCTACTCTGCAGTGGGCGTGAGCACCGCTAGGAAGGTGCAGGCGGTGGTGGACACCGTGTTCCAGCAGGGTTTGCCTGCTATCAGCGTGGTCAAACGCTGATTTCTCTGCTATACTACTTACACACAAGGAGATTTTCAATGAAGTACAAAGTGCAACTCTATGTCGGCGGCAAAGCTTGGTGGTTCGAATGCTACGCTAACAGTCTTCAGGAAGCAAAGCAAGTCGCTTCTGCACAGCATCCTAATGCTAAAATCCTCAACGCGACTCCTACTTTCCTGTGAACATTCCAAACTACGGACTGCTGAATCCTAAACCTTCAGACCCTGCTGGTTATGTGACCAAAGATGGGATGTGGGCAGCAGTCCCTTATGGGAACAATAAGTTTGTGATTATTCACGACGGGCAGCAGGTTCATACTGCTAACTCATACTCATCCGCTAAAACCTTCATTCAAAAGCAAATTAAAACAAAGAAAAAGAAAAGCTCCTCAAATCTTGAGAAGTTTCTGTGATTAAATAGTATTAGAATAGGAGAAACCTATGGTTGCTTTGTTACTTGCAACAACCATCAGTTGTTCTGAAGCAATTTCTTTAATCAATCGTATCACAAAGACTGTTGGACTCACATACCAGCAGAAGATAGAGATTATTCAGACCATTAAAGAAACTATTCCAATCTGTCCTGTTAAAGTTGAAAAGAATGAAAGACCAAAATCCCGTTCCTGATGGTGAATCGCAAGACGTGAAGTGGAATCGTGGTCTGGACCTGTTTATTGAATCAGTTCTGAAACCAGACCAAGACCTTCGCCAATGTGCTCACAATCAAAAATGTTACAATGAATTGTTGGGAGTTCGTGAGAATGTGTTAGAATATTTAAAAACAATACGGAAATGAATCCATTTTACATTTGGTTTGTAATTTTCTTTTGCGTTGGATATTTGATTGTAACCGATCAATCCATAGCGAGGTTATTCATTTTGCTTACTAAACTTGTAGAAGTAGAATACCAAAAGGTTAAGTGGTGGGCACTTCATAATCCAGCAAATCCGATTATCAAATACTTTATGTGGAGACGAGCATATAAGCTTGCTGAAGAATTGCAAAAGGAGTTAGAATCTAAATCTAAATAACACTATATCTGGTAATACATATGCTCTCCACTCAATATCGTCTGCGTCTTGAGGCAATTTGCGATAAGATTGTAAAAGGAGAGTCGGTAGAATTAAGTGAAATGATATGGGCAGAGAAGTTGGCGAAAGCAAATCGTAGTGCTGGAACAATGCTTCGTCAAGCCAGAAGAAAAGCATCAAATCCTGATATGACTGAGGACAGTCTTGATGGATTTCTAAACGCATTGGATTTGGGGCATCCTGACCCATCAGAGCACCGTACAA